GTACAGCACCATCTATCTTACCTCATGTCATTCGTTCTTTCAATAAACAATTTGCTAATAGAACTATTGAAAGGCCAGAAGTTACAGGAGATTTAGATGAAGTCGAAGTTAATACAAGCGTTGATCCTTCTACCTCCGACAACAATAAATCTTCTAGCCTAGAATCTGATACTACTGCTCTACTTCCATCTTCTACAAAACCCATTGTAGCTACTTCGTCACCCTCTGTAATAAGTACACTTGGTTCACTTATACACTCTGCTAAACAAATATTTACTCCTCCTACTGTATCAACAGTACAACTTGATCTACCGAATGTGATTGTGGATATGGGTGTAAAAACTGACAAAGATGATATGGGATATACAATGGCAGTTCAAGAATCATCTTCCAAACATGCTACCCTTTCTACTACACCAACTGATGTAACACTAGAATCCACAAAATCAGTTAATTCTTCATCGGATACAAATTAGACAGGTTTGATTGCACATGTGCATTTATACCCTTTAAGAACAGATGACGAGTTGCTAGTTTCTTTACTGGAACTACCTCCTCCTGAAACAGCTCCTCCTGAATCGCCTCCAGCCGAATCACCTCCAGTTGTACCATCCGTATTTGAAGCTGTATTCAACTTTTTTGCAGCTTTTTTGCAGGCAGATAATGAACTTTCTGATGTAAGTAATGTTACTTTTTTCCAAACGGATGGACTATCTGTTGGCGATTGTTTATAGGATCCAGTAAATGCAGCACCTCTTGGGTCACCAGACCATGATAAATTTAAATATGTACTTCCAGCACTGTCTGTTACTATATCTCCTGAATGATACGCTTTTTCGCCAATATAAGGTTGTGGAGGATTCTTATTAAACGGTATTTTAATGTTATATCCCAGACTTAGGGTATCTCCTAGACAAATATTTGTCGGTACTAACTTGGGGTCAATCACAAATTGTCCTCTGGACGGTGCAGTTGCATCTTCATTAAATACTACATTGGGATTTGGTGGAGTTTTATTTATAGGAGGAACAGGAATATTTACATCAGTATTATCATTTGAATCGTCAATAAACCATTCTAAGAATTTACCTTTGTATATATGAATAATCCAATACAATACTATAAGAAATATACTAACATTTATATAGTACAGACTAACTACGTGTTTTTTAGGAACTCTTATAAATATACCGGGAAATAGAAGAATAACTAAGATTATACTATATACGATCCAAAGTAAGGACATTGTCCTATATACCTATATTTTCTATACATTTATAATACTATATAATTGTATAGTTAAATGGTGCGATATTGGACTTTGATTTATATTCTTACGGGTTTACGTTTCGGTTTTCGTTCTACAGGTGCTGCATTTATTACATCTGGAGCTGATGTATAAGATCCTGTTTGTGTTTGTACTGCTGGCGGAGGGGCTGCTGTTTGAAGTTGCTGTCGTGAAATTTGTATGGGTGGCGGATTATTTATTCCTACTATAATATTATCTGATGAATTATAACTAAGCTGGTGTAATGCTACACCAGTAACTTGTTGCCAGTTCCCTTTAAACGCTCCTTCTTTGTAATATATCTCGCCATTACTATTTGCACCCATTAACTTGCCTTTCGAGATACATACATACGCTAAAGTAGCATACATCGGAGTCCAATTATTCCAATTAGGATTGTTTTTAATATCGGAATCTGTAAAATCCGCATACCATACACTCCCATTAGTATCTACTCCTATTACACACATAAGATTACCATTAGATATTTCAAAACTAACTTGTTTTAAACTCCGTCTGGGAAGTTGATCCCAAGATCCAGACCAATTATAATATATCGTATTATACACATTTGTACCCATAAATTTGCCATTTGATACACATATGTTCGCCAAGCTACCGCCAACTAAAGACCAGTTAGGATTTGATGTTAAATTAGAATCTGCACGCCATATTTGCTGATATATAGTATTTACACCTACTAGTGTAGTTCCATCAAAACTAACTTGTTGTAATTTTTTATTGGGAACTAGTGACCAACTTCCACTTGTATTCGGAGAATAATAAACATCGCCATCTTTATTTGTACCCACTAGTTTACCATTCGAATAACATACATTTACTAGACCACCTACAATTTTTGTCCAATTAGGACTTGATGGAATATTAGAGTTTGCAACCCATATAGTTCCATTTGTACTTGGTGAGTCGAAAAAATATTCTCTGGGATTAAATACATATGTATTTATAATCAAAATAAGTACTGCAAGTACAATTCCATGTAACAGAATACGTGGAAGAGTTAGCATCCTTTTAGGAACTTTCATAAGAACTCCTGGATATGCCAAAATAAATAGAAGTAATATAGATATGAATTGAATTACTCCCATTGCCTATATAAATCAAATATTTTATTTTATTAAATCCTCATATATGAAGATAGAGACTGTCTGGTACTAGAAAGTCTTTTACTAATTTTCCACGAACAGACTGTAGTTTATCAAGTAGCTCAGTATCTCCAGTATAGGATCCAACCGCAATCCATTCATCCACCATATTTGAAATACGTAGCACAGCTCGTACAAAGTTTCCTTCAAAGAGACCATAGTCGGTACATATTGTAGAAGCCGCTTCTCCATCCACCCAGCGCTGTACAGGTTCAATCCAAGTCGTACACAATGACCAATACGATTTTTTGCTATATTGTTTATATATGTCTTCACATGTTTGAAATGTTTGTACAATTGTATCCATTTGTTGTAGGGCAATTCGTGCTTCTTCTGAAATTCGTAGCTCTGCTACAGATGGTGTAGCATCTGTAGTTTTTTCTTCAATCATAGAGGCCAGTACTACAAGAATATCATTTCCTGAAAGTGGTTTGTGATATCCTAGTGTAAAGAATTCGGCGCAGAGTAGTGGATGTCCTTCATTAAATTCTGTGGCCAAAACTCCCTTTGTAGTAAGAGTTGTAGATTCCTCAGACTTCTCCAAGAATTCACTATCTCGTAAGATTTGAATCCAACCAGTAACGCCACGTGTATCAGACCGTATACTCTGTATACATCGGCCTACAAAAGCAAGTTCTTGGGCTAGTTCTTTCTGGCGTTTCCAAGACTCTTCTGCGTGTATCCATTTATGACCCGTATGCTCATCCTTCCAACGATCAAGTTGACGCTGAGCATCACGACGTTTTGCATTTGTTAATGTTGCCACCTTTTGCTCCAACAGTTGTCGTTGCTCGAGTGCTTCTTGTGTTGATGAATCAAGTATAATAGAGTCAAGACTTTGTTTTAGTTTTACATACGTAGCTTTTTCAGATGTAAGAATCGCCTGTTGTTGGCGATACCAATAGGACTTTGTTTGTATAGAAAGCCATTGTATCTCTTTCGCTTGAAATGTTTTCAAGAGAAAGTCATAGTGAAAGTCCATACGACTTTGTATTTGAGGTCGACCACCTTTCAGAATCGTTCGCATTTCTCCAGTAGTCGGTGGTTCTTGTTCAGGAAGATATAGTACAGTTCCAAGAGGATCTTTTCCTCGTCGTCCAGCACGTCCAGCCATTTGAATATATTCATCCGTTCGCAGGAACCGCATGCCTTGCGTAACATCATCGTATTTGCTAAGTCCTGTAAAGATAACGGTCTTTGTTGGCATGTTAATTCCAACTGCGAACGTTTCTGTACAATACAGAAGTTTGATATATCCCTTTGTAAAGAGGATCTCTACGATTTCTTTTAGTAACGGAAGGACACCACTGTGATGAAATGCGATTCCTTTGCTAATCAGTTTGCGAATGGCATGATATTGCGGTAATTGTTCAAGGGACTCCTTATATCGGCGAAGATGATAGTCAAAGATATTTACAGCTGCCGCCGAATCGCTAGAGTCTAGCAGTGTAGCTTCTGTTTTTGCTGCATGCTTCTCACATCCTTTGCGACTCAGTACAAATGCAAGAGCTGGAAGGAGCTTTTTTTCTTCGAGAAGACTAATACATGTATTCAATTGATGACTGAAGCTGACTGGTTTCACTTTTCCAGTAATCGATCCTTCGACCCCTTGTCTTCGAGCAGCTGCCACCTTCTTTTGATAGGCCTCATGATCCTTTTCCAGTTGTAGCCGACCCCGAACCCAATCTGAATAGACTCCATCATAAAAGACTTCCTTTGCATCCATAATCGGATGAAATGTGGTTCCTTGAAGAACATAATGTGTCAGTGGAACAACACGAAATTGTGTTTCAATGACATGACAAGGGATTTGTTTGAGTTCTCCAATCCATTCTGCAAAATGATCCGGTCGATCCAATGTTGCCGAAAGCATGACAAGCTGTACTTGTTTGGGAAGTAATATCATTGTTTCCTCCCACACCTTTCCTCGATCCCTATCATTGATATAATGGCACTCATCAAATACTACTGCCCCCAAATGATCTAGACTCAATGAGGCCGTAAGTCCTAAATGTTCTGTCAATGTTCCTTGTTTGTATAAGAGATTTCTTAGAATTTCTGTTGTCATAACAAGAATATTTGCAGTTGGGCAGAATTTGATATCTCCTGTCATAATTCCAACCATTCCTGGCTGAGGCCACATTTGTTTCAAATCATGAAACTTTTGATTACTCAATGATTTAATTGGAGTTGTGTAAAATACACGCTTTCCTTGTGCCAAACTATGGGCAATTTGATACTCGCCAACAAGAGTCTTTCCAGATCCAGTCTTGGCGCATACTAGTACATTATGTCCTTGATCAATTGCTGAAATTGCGTGTTCCTGGAAAATGTCAAGAGGAAACGTATACTTGGCGGCATACGTTTCTACCTTATGAGCTGGTGGTTTGGTCAAATCACAGATTCGAAGCATACTAATTCTATTTTACCTACTAGAAGTACGAATCATCAATTTTATACTAGATATGGCCCATATCGTTTCTGATAGTTGTTTCGTTCTTGATTTGTAAGTATGTGTATTCCTTGACGCCTTTCTTGTGGTGTAAGAGTTCGTTCCATTTTCTGGGTTGCAGCCAATGTCGACTCCAAACCACGAATTACATTGCCTATTCTAGAACTAAACACCCTATTTTTTACAGTTAGATTTCGATTGCTTGTTGCATTTAGTGCATTTCGTTTGGCACTTAATTTATCTATTAAGGACTGAATATATCTAGATCTAGGAATATTTTTCCTACCTGTATTACCTTGTGTTGTATTTGGAAGAACGGATCCTACAAACCCAGTCGGCTGGACGGTTCCTAATATATTTCGTGCTGTCTCCGCTGCAGCAGCAGACTCTGTAAATGGAATCGCTGTTCCAAACTGCTCGTTTCGAACTTCCTCCTCTTCAGGAATCGAATTAATAGGAGTTTGCTCAACGTCTTTTTGCGTTTCAGGAGAAAACCAAGGAAAGACTGGATTTGTTCCAAGAGGGTAAGAACGCACAGCTGTATTCGATACATGTTTTGCCATTTGTACAATATTCAGATCCGGATTTGTTGGTAAAAAGGCATCTAATCCAGGGTCGCTGTAAGATTTGTATTTTACAATTCCATTTATCCACAACTGATTCTTACGAAATTCGTCAAAAAATGCGTTTGAATTAAATGGCGGCTGTCCTGGAAGTGTGAAATAAGGAGCACGCAATTCATTGGCGATTGTTTTTGGATCGACTTCATATACTTGAGAGGCTAGCGCAGGATCTTTTGTCCACATATATCTGCGAATCGCTGCATATTTCTGTAATGTTAAAAGTACAATACGATCCAAGTCATTTAAGTCTGGATTATAATATCCTTTGTTCCATAAAGGAGCCAACTGTGTTTGAAACAAAAACCCAAGACGAGGATGGATGAGTTCCAGCGCCTTATGTTCCATTGCATGCGCAAGAATCACCGACTGTCCAAGGGAACCTAATTCTAGCGATCTTACACCTGCACCTGATATTGTAGCAGATGTATCATATACTTTGCTTCCTTTATACTTTTGTTTTGAACTTTCAGGATGAAAGCGAGGATCTATCACCATATAGAGTACAGAAGCATATAGCATATCGGATTGTATAAATTTAAACAATGCTGGAATTGAATAGCCTAGTAAAATACATACGCCATTTTGCATATTCTTTACACTATTTATATATGGCGAATCTGCGGCACATATTTTATCTTGCGTATCTGCTGTACGGAGTATTTCGTCTTCTGAATATAAGACTGGCTGAATCATTCTAGCAAGTTGACCTGCTCCAGGAGTTGGAATTAGTGTCGATGCCATAGATCCTTGGGGTGGTTGATTTTCATATTGCTTGAGCTTTGCATCAAATGTATGTTCGTCGAGTCCAGTTAAGGATTGAGTAAATTCTTCCATATCTTCTGGAACTGTAAACATATTTGTATTTCTATTATACATCTTTCGTAGTACCATTTTCTGTAGTTCACTTTTTTCTTGAGGAGTTAACCGAGGTTTAGGATTTTGATAGGGGTCTTCTTTTTTACTCATTTTATATAAAAATACAAAGTCACGATTGTATGCGTCTTTTATAGATTCATGTGTCCCCATTTCTTGTACCATATATGGTTTTAAATTTCTTACATTTCTATTTAACTTTTTTTGGTAATTTCTATAATTAGGAGTAAATGGCACGGTTGCTTTTTGTGTAACAGTTCTTCCTGTTAGACGATTTAATAAGGATGGTGTTGGTTTTACAATTGTGGGAGGATGGTGTGATCTTTTTCTACTGAATAATCTACTGAAAAAACCCGGTTTTGGTTCTACACGCTGTTCTTCGGTTGGTTCTATAAACGGTTCTTGTTGTTGTTGTTGCACAGGTGTTGGTTGTACAGTTGCTGGATTTCTTTGGAAGAGTCGTGTTATTGAATTGAAGAATCCTGCACCGCGCTGTCTTCTTCGCGTATGCTGTCGATTATTCCTTCTTGTCTTGGACATCCTATTTAGAGTCTACTATATTCTATTACTTAGAGAAATGTGGTCTGTCTATCTCTTACAAGAAGTGGGAGGGTATCGAACATACATCGGGGCTACTTTAGATGTAGAACGACGTTTACAACAACATAATGGAAATCAGTCGGGAGGGGCAAAAGCAACGCGAGGAAAACAATGGTCACGCCTTTGCCATATTACAGGGTTTCCAGATGAAAAGGCTGCATTGCAGTTTGAATGGAGTTGGAAACATACGAGTCGAAAACAAATAGGATCTGTTATGGAACGTCGTATAAAAGCACTACTTGTCTTACTTGGTTGTGATCAACCTACAAGTAAGGCAACGGAATTTCAGAGTTATGTACGCGATTTACAAGTGGTTTGGGAAACTGGTCTGGATCCTATGAAGTTTCTTTAAGGAGTATAAATCAGTTTAACGACGGCTAGTACGACGACTCTTTTTACTCTTACGCTTTCTAGTGTTTCGTTTGTTTCTTCTGTTTCTTTTACCACCACTAGAGGCTGGTTTACGATACGTAAATCGTTCCAGTTCTTCTTGTAGAACATGGATAGTTCCTCCACTTTCTGGAATCGTAGTACGACCTTGTCCAAACCATGCTTCTAACCCCTGTGGATCTATTTTATAGACATAATACCGTCCAGTAGTTGAACCAGAAGTTATAAGGACAGGACCCATATTGTTGCGGATTCTTACACATTCATCTCCATCCTCAAAGTCATCATACAGTATAGAATTACTTCTATCATTCAACTCTAAATTAACGCCCTCAGTTAAAATACCTATATGGGGTGCTTGCTGTATATTTAATTGTTGTCGTGGCGGCGGCAAGTTTGGAACATTCCAAGGATCAGGTCTTCTAGGTTCATTTTCTTGTTCACGTTCTAGTTCTTCTTCAAGACGTTCGTGTACCATGCGTTCTTGCGCTGTAAGAGGTACTTCCTCTAAACAACGTTCCGTACACCTAGTATAATTAATCAATCTTTGGCGTGGGTTCGGATGAGCATTTGGTCCATTTATATGGAGTTCCCTACATCTGCGAGCGCAATCTTGGCGTCTTCGCCGAGCATCTCGGGACTCATCATTCCATATAGGGTTCATTTCTACTATACTATATTGGAATTATAAAAGTGTCATATTAGATTTGTTCAGCATATGATGTATACTACAAGTCTCCACTAACAATCCACCATTTGCATAGACACCATAATTCATTTTTACATCGACATGTTCTAGAGCAAAGTGCCAAATAGTATAAGTACCTTTAGAGTTCCAAGGTTCTGCTCTGGAATCTACACACGCAATCAATCTGTATTTCTTATCTGTCACAAAGATTCGTCCAAGATGTTTCGTTGTCTCTGTACGTTGTTGTTCTGTCAGTTCGTCTACAAGAATAGAATGACAACCAGTTATATATAAGTCCTCTTTGAGTTCAGGATATTTGCTTGGAGAACATTTGTAAAGTCTAGTTTCACTACGCTCATCAGTTCCAGGATTCTGCAAAGATCCTTTTCCAATATATTTTATTTGTTTGTATCCATCACGACTTGTTTTTACAAGAGCTCCTTTCTGGAGTTGTTCGATAGGTACATAGACTTCTTCACGATCCATTTGACAAAGGATTTGTGTCCCTTCTAGAAAACAAGGTATTACGGGGTAGAGATAATAAAAATCAGTTGTGTTATTTCCACCAAGAACATCGCCTACATTGTAGATTACATTCTGCGGTGAAGGACCTGTACTTGTTGATGCTAATCTCCAATGAGTATATCCAGATACTTCTAGTATCGTATAATTACCATAGTTGCCAATTGGATTTGTATTAGCCAAAGCATCAGCTTCACTTGGATAGTAAAATGTTACTGATAGTCCAACAGGTTGAGCAAATTCGTTCATAGGTCCAAGCAAAAGACGTGGTTCACTGCCCGTATTTTGTGTCTTATGGGAAAGACCTTCATTAAATATATATCCTGTATTTGCTGTAATAGGGTATTCCACGTCTCCAACAAAAAAGGAACCAGGTGTTGTAGTAAGATAGGCTAAATAGGTATTTGTAAATTTAGAAGCACCACTGTCTACATGTGGTACTGTATCCCCCTTGATCCATCGCATCGGAATTGTTTGTATGCCAGTAAGGTCTATGCCAAATTGTGCTTGAAGAACCGAGCGTAGCTCGGCACCGAGTGGAATGGAGAAACTCACTGTGTTGGAAGATGTTGTATCTAGTGTTAGTTTTGCTGATACAACCTCTGGAATAAGAAGGGTTGATAGAAGAAGCTCGGGAGAAAATACATGTAATAGCTGTGTTGTCATTACTATATCTACATATCAGACCTTATAAAATATTTGTATAAATACCTACAAGGTAATTTACATGAGTGTAGCCTAGTTTTTCAGC